TCCAAGAGTGAGACCAGGAAGATTTGCGGCCTGACAAAAAAAGTTTACATTAGGTATTTTCTGAATGTTAAATCTAAAACTTACTGGTGAGAAGTAATTAAAGTTTTCTGGTTGATTTGTAGATATTGACATAGTTCTTCATATGAAATGTTTTTGATATTCTCAAGTTCAGGACCCTCGTCTATCACTCTTCTAATATTTATGTCAGGATATAAATCAAGTAAATAATTAAAAAGAAATATCCATTTATCCTCATTAAAATGAGGAACGTCATTTGTATGATATCCTTTCGTACCATCATATATATTGTTTCTTTTACCAAATATATCAAAACCTAACATGAATATTTCTTCATCAGGATGCAATTCATATGCTAAACGAATAGCATTAAACCCCATATTGATAGGATGCATGTCTTGAACAAATGGTGTTTTTTGAATTTTATGTTTTTTAGGTAACCAAGTAACGTATTTATGACAACCTCCTATTGGCACGTATGTTGAAGATTGTGTGTGCATCAAAAAATGATCACTATCCTTTTTCTCATTCTCAATAAAATTCTCTGAACCATATGCCTCTGGAACTACATTCATATAAAAATATTCTTGAATGGGGCTAAATTCTGGTAGAAATAATTGATTATCAATTGTATAATCAGATGAACATATTTCATGTAATAATGCAGAATCATGTGTAATGAGATAGGTGGGAGCGAAATCTCTATATAAAGCATTACATCCAACGGTTTTTCCATGTTTAGTCAGTTCAAATAGATCAACTTTTTTTCTTGAATTACCATTACCTATAACGAAAATCATCATTCCTCTCCAGTTCAAGTTGTAATTTATATTCTTCAAGAGATTCCCAAGGTCTAGGTTTCCCATGATAAACTATAATTTTTGTTTCTTTCGGTATATTTCTATAATTTATTTTATTAATTTTAAAACTTGGAAACCAAGAATTGGGTAAACTGGTAATAACTGGTTCATTTACAATGTAGTTCAACATTCGTTTTCTTATTTTCTGTGTATCTTCTGGAAATTTTTCATGTGAAATATTTTTAACCAATTTACCTTTGAAATCATAAATTTCTTCAAATATCTTGGGTATCAATAAAGCGTTTATCCAGTTTTGATCTCCATAACACGAATATGCGAATTCTTTATTTTTGAGAAACAAATCCCATATAAAATGAAAATTTCCTGCATCAAACAATATAAGATTAGACCAAAAATCTAATTTTCTTGAAGGATCCTTTGTCATACAAAGTTTTCCTTGAAAATTTAGAAAATCATCTAAATTAGAAACAGGAATCATATCAAGATCTATAAATAAAATTCTTTCATTATTAAACAATGAAGAATCAAAAATTCTTAATTTATTAAACCAAGTTTTTACAGAATTGTCAATTAAATGAACGGTAATATTCTCGTTTAAACCTGAAGGATCATTTGTTATACAAAAAGGTTCATAATCTATTGATGTATGAAATGAGATAAGTTCATACAAATCATTTACATGTTTTGCTTGATATTCGGTATGATTTTGATCACGATATAACAATGTAACTATTTTCATAAAAAATCCATAAAAAAAGGGAAAGAGTTTTTACACCCTTTCCCTTATTTATACCATCAATTGTAAACGATATTACATGAGGTTGTTGACACGAACCAGTCTGTAATAGACGTTGTTGTGACGATAACTAGCGGTACCAAGAGTCTGATTTTGAATATCATAGTCTCTTGCTGAACTTGGTTCAGAAGTACCTTCAGCAAATGGATTTCTGACAAGACCATAGCGAGTCTTAAATCCGATTTTTGGCTGAAATGTTGTCTGGCTGACCGCACGTACCATTTGCAATGGAACATATGGGCAATAGAAAAGTCCTGCATCATAGGAACTAGAACCCTTATAACCAACTACAAAGTAATTGGATGCGGAATTAGATGCACTAGATGCGGCATATGGATCAACATATACTCTGTAACGACCATTGAGAATACCAACAAAAGTATTACCAGTGTCATCAGGTGTAAGACCATTACTATCAAGAGCAGGTGCATAATCAAGAACACCAGCCATTTGAAGTGCGGAAGCAACATCAGAAGAAGTAATGATAATATTACCTTTTCCTCTTCGTGTGTCTTTTGCAATAGCATTGGCTTCACGCTCAATCTGGAACATAAGACCTTTGAATTTTTCAACTGACCAACGACCATTGGAATCAGTATCAAGATCAAAAACACCTCTGCGAGTTGTATTAGATTGTGCTCCAATATTAGCATCAAGGTAGATGCTTCTTACAACTTCACGATTGATTTCTGCAAGAATCTCAGCAGAAAGAATATTGCTAAGTTCTGTTTCTGCATCAAGACCGTGAACGGCTTTAAGATCTTGAGCGACTTCCATTGTGTAGTCGGCTCTCAAGGCTCTTGTGTGAGCGGTTACAGTAACCTTCTCAATTGAGAAAGCCATGTTAGCAGGTGTGACACCTTCACCGTCACCTGTTGTAAGAGGTTTGGCAACGGCACCAAGGTTTCCATTTGCACTTGCTTCTTGATCTGCGGCATTTGTATTAGCAGAAAGCAAGAGACCTGGGTTGATGTCAACTGTACCAGCAGTATTATTATTGCCGGAAATATCTGTGTTTGCTTCGTTATAGAGTGCTTCGTTACCAGACATGGTATCTACTTTTGCTCTCATAGCAAAGATCAAACCAGTTGGGCCTGTCATTGGTTGCACACCACAAATGTCATATGCAATCAAGTTAGGCATTGATCTTCTTACCAAAGAGATAAGAATTGGGTCAAACTTGGCTACGCCAGATGCATCAGGATAAGCACCAGATGCCAAACCTTCGGACAAGAAATTCTGTGAAGACATAATTTCGTTATCTTGCATCTGCATTTTTTCTTGGTTTTCCAAGAGAACAGTTGTTACTGCTTTCTTATATGGGTCCTTGATATCACCCAAATCTGGATGCTCAAGAATTGGACCCCATTTTTTTTGTAATTGTTCAGACAAATACATTTTTATATTCTCCTATAGGGTGCTGTTAGGATTAGTTACTAATTTTAGTTGTTTTTGAAAGCATCTGAGAATATTTTTTCATAGTCTCGGACATTTCATCTGCAACTTCGGCCTCTTTGGCCTCTTCTTCTGTTAAAACTTCTGGTTCAGTATCACCTGTAGTCTCATTTGATTCTTTGACTTCAGTTGGAAAATAATTTTCTCTTAGAACACCAAGTTTTTCAGAATAATCTTCATCGTTTTCATATTCTACACTCTCTGCCAATTTGACCATTTTTTCTCTCTGAACATCTGTAAGATCTTCTGAGATATTAGCAACGGCTTCAAGTTTTCTAAATTCTTTAAGTTCTTTTGTAATTTCAATACCTTTTTCCATCTCTTTGTTTAGAGACTCTTCAAGGTCTTCAACCTTAGCAAAAAGATCGTCAACAAGATCAACTTTCTCATCTGGAATGTCAATATAATGTTCAACGAAAAGATTTTTAAGACCTACCATGAAATCTTCAACAATCTCGGAACGAATACCTTTTTCAATTGCGAGTTCGTTTTCTTGCATCCACTCTTTGACAACATAATTGAGATAATCATCAACTTTTTGAACCATTTCATTACGTGTTTCATTGAGAGATTCGTCAAGTTGCTCTTTATATTGTGCTTCAAGAGTTTCAATTCTCGTATTTACTTCTTCGTTTACTTTGGCGAAAACGGCGGCTTCAAAAATTGTTGCCGCTTTTTCTTTGAATTCTTCTGAAAGTTCTTCACCTTGAATGAGTGCTTCAACATCAGATTTTACATTAATCTCATATTTTGACTTTAACTCTTCAAGATTTTCGGAGGTTAACTCTTGTTGCTCTTCTGTAACAATTTCTTCACCTTCATCTTCGGATACTTCCGAAAGAGCCGAGAGAACTTCAGAAACTTGATCTTTGTCCATTTCCTGAAGATGATCATAAATGCTCTTGATCATACTCATTCGTGTGGCTGTTTCGGACATTGCTTTTGCTCCTGTACCCGATGCAGTTGGTGCTTGTGCCTTACCTACATTTTTTGTGTAATTTGGTTTTGGATCATCTGGTTTTTCATTTTTCTGACCTGTGTCAGTAACAGATGCTCCAGATGCTTCTTTACCTTGTTTATTTTTGCCTTTACCAGTCATATTTGCCTCTGAAACTTCGGCTTCAGTAATTTCTTCTGTTCCTTCTTGCTCCAGAGTTTCATCATTTTGAACTATTTGTTCTTCAGACATAAAAACTCCTTAGTTTTTGAGATATTCTCATGTTTATATTTATACAATTTATAGTTTTGATAGGAAACTATTAAAAGCCCGCAATTTAGTTTTGTCTAAATTTTTTGAAGGGGCTTTCACTATGTTTCTTTTCATATTTGAAATAATGGCTTCTTTTATCACCCCATTATCCCAAACCCACTCTTTACCTTCCATAATACCTTCAACAAACGCATCAGGAGCAGAAGGATCTGCTACAATATCAGCGGCGGTAGCCAAATAAAAATCATCTTTTACATAGTT